GTATCAACGTGGTCAGTTTAATGATCCTGCTGCATTTAACTATCCTCCGTATGGAATAACACCATGAAATTAATCAAAGAGATTAACGAAACCGTTAGTTATATTGTAGAAGAAAAAGATGGCAAGAAATGCCTTCATATTGAAGGACCCTTTCTTGTTTCTGAAAAGGTTAACAAGAATGGTCGTAAGTATCTTAAAGAAACTATGGCCAAAGAAGTTAGACGTTACACGGAAGAATATGTTAATAAAAATAGAGCTTTTGGTGAATTAGGTCATCCAGATACACCTTCTATTAATTTAGATCGTGTATCACATATGACCCTCAATCTTCGAGAAGACGGTAATCAATGGATTGGTAAGGCAAAGATTCTAGAAACCCCAATGGGTAAAATTGCACAGAACCTTATTGAAGGCGGTGCACAACTTGGCGTGTCCTCTAGAGGTATGGGTTCGTTAAAGAACGTGAACGGTATTAACATAGTTCAAGACGATTTTTATCTAGCCACAGCGGCAGATATTGTAGCAGACCCTTCTGCACCTGGAGCTTTTGTTCAGGGTATTATGGAAGGAAAAGAATGGATGTTAGTCAATGGTGTGTGGTCTGAAGTTCATAATGAAGAAGCTAAACAAATTATTCGCAAAGCTTCTAAGAAAGATATTGAACAAGTAAGTCTTCGCATCTTTGAAAACTTTCTGAAAAAACTTTAATTATAAATATCCAATAAATCAAGGAGATTTTCAAAATGGCAAAATTTAATCTGTCTGACGCCGCTAAAGCAATTTTGGTCAATGAAGACGCTAAGTCTAACTTTGATGCAAACATTGCGGCCAAACGTGGTCAACGCGGTCAAGATACACATCCTCACGGAGAAGTAGGCGCACAAAAAATTAAATCAAGTACTGCTTATGGTACAAACGATGCTGGTATGATTGGTCATTCCCCCGAGAAAGAAACAGAAGAATTGCCTGATTACTTAAAAGGTACACCTACAGCAAAACCTCCCGGTGCAACACCACCTGTAGGTTCTGAACCAATGAAAAAGATTACAGGTCAACCTGGTCAAGGTTCTGCGGCTACTCCAGTACAAGCAGCATCTACAGATTATTCGGCCATTCGTGATCGTATTGCTGGTAAATTAGCCAAGCAAACCATGAAACCTAATCCTGGTGCCACATTCCAATCTTATGGTGAAGAAACAGAAGTAGAATATGATGAATCTATTGAAGAAGGCCACGAAGATGAAGCTCAAGATAAAGCATTAATTAAAAAAGAAATTCAAAAAGAAAAAATGAAAGAAAAAATGAAAGAAGATATTGACGCTCTTTTGTCTGGCGAAAATCTTTCTGAAGAGTTTGTTGCCAAAGCTACTACAATTTTTGAATCGGCCGTTATTGCTCGTGCGGCAGAAGTGATTGAAGAAGCTGAAGCCGAACTTACTGTTCAATTTGAAGCTGCTCTTGAGCAAGTCAAAGAAGACTTGGCCGTTAAAGTTGATGACTACCTAAACTACATGGTAGAAGAGTGGATGAAAGAAAACGAATTAGCTATTGAGAAAGGTCTCCGTTCTGAAATTACAGAAGACTTTATTAATGGTCTTAAGGATCTCTTCACAGAACACTACATTGATATCCCTGAAGAAAAAGTGGACATCGTAGAAGAACTGGCTGAAAAATGTAATGAATTAGAAAACAGTCTTAACGAAGAAATTAATTATAATGTTGAGCTAAAAAAAGCTCTAACAGAACAAATGAAAATTGAGGCAATCTACACAGCGTGTGAGGGCCTGACACAAACCCAAGTAGAAAAATTGAAATCACTCGCAGAGAGTATTGAATTTACTACAGACGGTGAATTTAACAACAAATTAGCCACATTGAAAGAATCATATTTTCAAGTGTCGGTTAAAGTTGCTGACAAACTAGCTTTAGATGAGGAAGTGGATATTGATGAAGGAAAGAAAACAACCTTTTCTGATAAATCAATTGAGCAATACTCACAAATGATTTCAAAAACAGTATTAAAATAATAACAGATACTTCACAAGGAGAACTATAAATGTATCTTACCGAAGAACTTCAACAAAAATGGTCCCCCGTTTTGGATCACCCCGAACTAGCTTCTATTAAAGACCCGTACAAGCGTGCAGTAACGGCACTTGTGTTGGAAAACCAACAAAAAGCTATGCAACAAGACCGTCAATCTTTGAACGAAACTTCTGATAGCGGTCCTACAAACGTTACCGGCGCTGGTGTTCAAAACTTTGATCCAATCTTGATCAGTTTGGTTCGCCGTTCGTTGCCTAACTTAATTGCTTATGATGTAGCTGGTGTGCAGCCGATGACTGGTCCTACAGGATTGATCTTCGCAATGCGTGCTCGTTACGGTAATCAAGCAGGGTCTGAGGCTTTCTATAACGAAGCCAACACGATTTTCTCTGGTCAAGCAACTGGCAATCAACCTATTTTCAATAACTACGGTTTTGCTAACAACACCGCTTCTGATACTTCTACCAATCCTGTTAACGGTGGCGTTGCTCCTGTAGCAAATGCATACACAACTGGTATTGGTATGCCAACAGCACAAGCTGAGTTTTTAGGGGCAGATAGTGCTAACGTGTTCCAGCAAATGGCATTTAGTATTGAGAAAGTTACTGTAACGGCTCAATCTCGTGCTTTGAAAGCTGAATACTCTCTTGAATTAGCTCAAGACTTGAAAGCGATCCATGGTCTTGACGCTGAAACAGAATTGTCAAATATTCTGTCAACAGAGGTTTTGGCTGAGATCAACCGTGAAGTTATTCGTGTAATCTATACTTGTGCCGTTCCTGGTGCTCAGTATGGCACAGTAACTCCTGGTTCGTTTGACCTTGACACAGACTCTAACGGCCGTTGGTCGGTTGAGCGTTTCAAAGGTTTAATTTTCCAAGTTGAACGTGATGCTAACGTTATCGCCAAGCAGACTCGTAGGGGTAAAGGGAATGTGATGATTGTTTCGTCAGACGTTGCTTCTGCAATGGCAATGGCTGGTGTTCTTTCTTACACACCCGCTCTACAAACAGACCTGCAAGTTGATGACACTGGTAACACCTTTGCTGGGTTGTTACATGGCCGTATCAAAGTGTACATTGACCCGTACTTTGGTGGTTATACTTCTAACCAAGAGTTAGTTACAATTGGTTACAAAGGTTCTTCGCCGTATGATGCTGGTATTTTCTATTGCCCTTACGTTCCTCTCCAAATGGTTCGTGCTGTTGACCAGTTCACATTCCAACCAAAAATTGGATTTAAGACTCGTTACGGCATGGTAGCTAACCCGTTTGCTCAAGGGCTTGATGTTGGCAACGGTATTCTTCAACCCCGTACCAACGTGTACTATCGTATTTTTGGTGTTAAGAACTTGATGTAATAGTAGTAAAAAACCATCGATTAAGAATGGTCTTTAAAGGGGAACTTCGGTTCCCCTTTTTTTTGTATTAAATTTTTGTGACTTCAATTATGTTACCATAAATATAGAAGGTAGTATTAAAAGGAGTATTAATTATGAATTCGATAACAGATTTTTTAAAAAGGATTATTCACATGGCAGATGATACACAAGTATGTACGCCCGATGCAACAACTGATGCAGTTTCGGCTATTGTTGCCGCAGCGCCAGTTACTGATGCGGTTTCTACAGTACTCGCATGTTCTCCCGCAGCTGCTGATCCGGCCGCGGCTGAAATAGTCGCTAATGTCGTTAACGCGCAAGCCGCAGCACCAGCAGTAGAAGATCCAGTTGCCGCCGCAGCAGTTACGGCCGCAGTGGCCGCGGTTGCTTCAGCCTCGGTTGAAGTCGTTAATGATCCGGTTGCTCTTACTGACGCAATTGTTGCCGCTGTTCAAGCCGCTGACGCGGTTACTGATCCAGCTGCTGCTATTGCTACAGCTCAAGCGGTATCAAATATTATTGCCGTGGCTACAGGCACCGATACTGATGTTATTACAATGAGTGATATTGCTTCTGCCGTTACTACTACATCAGAAGAAGCAACGGCCGCTGCGGTAGCAGTTGTTGTGGCTTCGGCTCCGGCAGATGACAACACTCAAGATGTAGCCGCAGTTGTTGCTGCTTCACCTTCGGCCGATGATCCTACAGCCGCTGCGGTAGTTGCTGATGTTGTTGCCGCTCAAGCTGCAGCACCTACGGTAGAAGATCCGGTTGCAGCTGAAGTAGTTACGGCCGCTGTTGCCGCAGTTGCTTCTGCCCCCGCTGAAGTTGTAAATGATCCGGTTGCCCTTACGATTGTAATTTTGGCAGCTGTACAAGAAGCCACTGAAATTACTGATCCTGTAACCGCTATTACAGTAGCTCAATCAGTATCTGATATTGTAGAAACCGCAACTGGAACTGCGCCTTCTGCTGACACACTAAGTGATATCGCTGTTGCTGTTACAACGCCTCCTACCGCTAATGTGGCGCCGGTGGTTGTGACAACCAATGAGACGGTGATTGCTTTGTTACAACAGGCTATTGCTGCTTTGTCGTAAGATTCAAAGGTAATACTAAGAAAGGCTCCTTCGGGAGTCTTTTTTTTATCTCCTAAATAGAATAGAGGAGAACATAATGACAGCTTTAAACAGATCACCACAAAATACTAACTACTTACAACCTACTAAGTATATTCTAACACTTGATAGAATACCTACTGTACAATACTTTTGTCAAGAAGCTAATGTGCCTGGTATTAGTTTAGGTGAAGCGGCATTTAATACTCCAT